GAGTGTCGCCGTTTTCATTGTATTCCAAATAACCAGTGGGTAATGAATACGCATGAACGCCTTCACGATGATATCTGCCAACGGAATCTACGGCATATGCGGATACATAATACGGAGTTTTTTCTTTAACATCCTGTACAATCAGGGTCTTGGTTGTTTTGTCATGATAGAATGCGCCCAGTACTCGGGCATCATCAATCTTATCTCCAGCGTGTAGATCAGGATCAACAGTTGGATCACCCTCATAATATGTCCCATCTTTGGGTGATGATTCTATGTAGTTCGCAGGTTTATCAGATACAATAATGACAATTCCGTCATATGCCTGATCTTCAACTGAACACCCTGCAACAGGCGGAGGTATGTTCCATTTAACCGTGCCTGTACCATCACCGTTGCGTATGAACGTTACATCTATGTTTTGACCTTCTGATCTTATTTGATTCGGTGTGTCACTGAACCCGTCATAAACTCCCATACTAAATCTCCATATTACTAAGGTATTTATAAAGAATTTATGTATTTACTAATTATATAAATGGGTTCCCCTATAATCAATGCCCTCAAATTCATCAGTTTCCTCATTAGCTAGTTTATCAAGGTCACCGATCATAACAACAATCATTAGATTCATGATTAGAAGGAATACATGCATACGCAGATAACTGGCATCGCCGTACATCGTGGCACTGGCTAATTGTTCAATATGCGTATTTAATAATGTTGTATATGGTTTCAACCATTTTGAATATTTGCTTACCGCAACATGGGGTACACCAAAATCTTCCGCCTTATTTCGGAAGCTGTTAATCATACTCTGTAATTCACATTTAACGATATTTTCCCATTCGGCTCCACTCATTGTAGAGGTATCATGTGTCTCTATAAGTCGCTTGCATCCATAGTAATATGATTCAACATTTAGATATATTAGGTCCCGATACACTTGTGTAAGGGCTTCGTTGTTTGGATTTAATTCAAGGGATGGGATATCAAATCTCATTTTAAATTTGGCGTTTGTAAAAAACCAATTATCATGCAGTGATGAGTCTAATGCATTTGAGGCTCCACTAATTCTCTTCTGTCGCCGTTTCCATATGCTCATAAAGGATAGTTTTGATACAATATTGACAAACCCTGCCAACGCAATAAGGGCTATAATGAGAAGTATCAATCCCCATATCCCATATGTTTCCAGCGTTGCAGTTATGATATCACCCGACATCGTGTTGTCCTCTTTACTATATTTATCTGTTAGCCAACTTAGGCTAAAGTTTATAAACTAAATTTCTTCAGTGTTGCTTACAACCCAATTAAACATCTTTCCACTACTCCACACTGGGAAAAATGTCTCTCCGCTTTCAACAACCCTGATGTATCTAACAGTCGGGTTTTCGGGAGTATCGTACTCCCAAAGAATTTCTACTTGGTCATCCGGTTTCAAAGAAAAGTAAATCTTTTCAGAAGAGTCTACCCTCTCGTGCACCGGAACTTTACAATATTTCATTAATTTATATTGTAAAACAACTCGTGGACAAGCTTCCGCAGCTTCCAGCAATTTCATCTTTGATTCATAATACTGTTTAAAGCCTAGCTTCATTAGAAGTTCTCACTGTAAGTAATTCTAAGGTCGTAAACCTCATCAATATTTATGAGTTTTAGAAACTCTGCAACAGTTTTTCTACTATTAGTAACTGCGGCTCTATTGTTCAATACTGTCATAGTTTCTCCAAGTCCTATACACCCAGTAACATCCGATGACCAATTGGCTGGATGTATCAGGATACCATATCGTTCAAAGTTTCCATCTGGAAATTTTGATACCGTTCCACCATGTATTATGCAGCTAGGTCCAAACTTGGGAGAATCATAGTATTCTAAAAAATAATCCCCCGGTGGTATACAACTCATATACCGAACATTATTTACCCACGGCTTTTCAACAGTGTAGCAAAAGAAATTATTAAAGGTCAAGGTCCCAAATGTTCCCTCATCTGGTTTCCCATAATCAACAAATCTGTTGATGTGAATCATGTTACCGCCTCATTGATCGACGGGTCATAATGCGACTTTTATCTGTCTGATCTGCCCAAAAATCCGTTTCTTCGGGGTGTGCTCCTTCCGGGGCTATTACTCTACTTCGTTTAAGAGCTTGCAGTTGTTGATTGGTAAAACTTATTTGCAATTTGATTTGGTCACTTGTTGGGTTCTTTTGCAGCTCTTTCCAATTAGCATTTATTATTTCACCTATTTTAGAATCATCCTTTTTATGATAAACCATGTCACCGAAACGCTGACTAAAAAAGTTTTCAACCTTCTTGGCAAACTTCTGTGCTTTTGGGTTATTTGAAAACGGAGCCTCATATCTTAAAAAATGAAGTATACCGTCCAGCCACACGAGATTAACTGGAATAAATGTATCATGGTACCCACTACTTCTCTTTGCATCAGCTAGCGATTCACCTAAAAGTTCTTTTAATAATTCCATAATATACACCTCTTTTATATTTATCCACCAGACAAAAAGAAACCCCGCAAATGCGGGGCTTCTCTTGAACTGCTTAAGAATTTATCTTAAACAAATTCTAGGTTGACAACGTTGATCTTACCGTAGTAATCAGCGGAGTTGCCTAGAGAGATCGTTGGATCAGTTAGTGCAACCTTGCCGTAACGTGTCATTAGGGAGATCATTGGCTGTGTGGTAACAGGGTTCATGATCACACCAGTGCTCATTAGAGGAACATATGGTGCATAGAAGTAACCTGCGTCACTTTCGCCGTTTCCGCCTTTGTAACCAACTAGGATGGTTGAATCACCAGCAGGAGAGGTTGTTCCGGGTGTTTCAGCATTCCATAGGTAGCTGTAGACTTTGATCTTACCGTTTAGCGTACCAACTAGCTTGGTGTCATTTGGACCTTCGAAGGAACCTTCGATTGCTGGTGCAAAGACTGCCTTAGCTGCTGTCTGTAGAACAGAAACCATCATTGGGCTAACAACGATCCAGTTACCGGTTCCGCGACGAGTCTTACGACCAATCTCGTTTGCAACTTCGTTGATTGTACCCTGAAGGTTAGCGAAACGATCACCAACAAATGCAGGCGCATAAGTTGGGCCAGCAGTTGCGCTGTGATCATACGCACGAACCGTACCAGCAAGTGCTAATAGGTCAGAGATGATTTCAGCGTCAATTTCCTGAACGATGTGAGCAGACATAGCTTTCGTCATTTCACTTTCAAGATCAAGACCGTGCTGGTTATCTAGGTCCTGCATAGCCTCAAGTGTCCATCCAGCCTGTAGCTTACGTGCTCCAGCCTGAACTGCCTGACTCAAGACTTCTAGACCCATCTTACGTCCACCGGAACCTTCGATGAAGGAGTTAGAACCACCCAATAGTGTACCCGCAATGTTTACACTGTTGTTTAGGTCCATGGTACCGTCTGTACCACCAGTTGCGTAATCAGAACCTGCGCTTGAACCCCAAGCATCGCCATCAGCGGTTGCTGCGTCGATATCTGCTGGTGCAGAAGTACCGTCAGCGCCTGCTGCATCCATACCAGAAGCACCGGGGTCCTGAGCCGCACCAGTGTTACCAGAATAGAAAGCGCGTAGAAGCTTGGTGTTACCGAATGCCTCATCACCAGCAGCTAGATCATATCCACCGAATGGCGATTTAGCTGGATCGTGAGTCATAGCTTCTTCGTAGGTGTAACGTAGCGAATAAACAAGACCAACAGGTCCGGTCATTGGCTGTACACCAACTAGCTCTGTACCGATTGTTCCGGGAATTACACGGCGTACAATTGGTAATAGAGACTGTCTGAAGTTAGCGATATCGTGCGCCTGAACTGAGCCAGCAGCAGCGGTTTCCGCTAGTAGTTGTTTCCTTTGGTTTTCTAACAGTGGAGCGACGATCTTACGCTTTGCGCTATCAAGACCTTCTAGAAGCACATCCTTAGCTTCTCCCCAATTCTCTGTTAAAACTTTTGTATCCATTTTACTCATGTCAATTTGCTCCTTAAAGTAGTTTAGATAAATGGTTTAACTTGATTAGTCAAGCTGACCAGTTAATTCACGTAGACGTTCAACTTCTTCCTTGGTCAAA